AAGACAGTACCAAAGTATGAACTCAAAGTTGAATATACGCCTGGACGTATGGATTAGAAAGGAGTACACTATGTCAGGACCACATACAGATAAAGCAGAACAAGACTACGAAAACAGAGAGGAGGAAAGTAACGTGGAAGATATAAATAATCATATTCAAAATGAAACAATTATTATTCATCAGGTTCTAGAGGTAGAGACAAAGAATATGACCTTTAGTCTGATCTATCAAAAGAATGATGGAACGACAGCAGTAAAGCCTTTCCAGGTATACACTTATAAAGATTTGTTTTTAAATATAACAAAATTTATTAACGACAACTGCTTATATCACGACAACATACTTGGGATTGTAGAAAAGTATGTACCAATACTTGCCAACATATCAGAACAAACAGATTATATGGAGGACTAAAATGCCAAATCACACAACAAACGAAGTAGAAATATCAGGAGATAAGAAAACTTTAACTAAAGTTATTAAGCTTATGACAACCAAGCATGAAGGTTCTAAATTTGAGGATGTTACCTTCAGTAAAATAATTCCCTCACCTGACTGGGACACAACACCCAACGAGAATGGTGAATTGCCAACTGAAATAGAGGAAATTAAAAATAAGGAAGGCGATGTTGTCATGTCTGTTAAGAGATTCCCTAATGGAGAAACAGATAGCAGATGGTATGACTGGAACATAAACAACTGGGGTACCAAATGGGATGCCTATCACACAGACATTCATGATTACGGCTCATCTATTGTCATGAGCTTCCAAACTGCATGGGGACCGCCAGAAAATGTTGCAAAAGAACTAAGAAGAAGGTTCAACTCTATTGATATACAATGGATGTACAACCAAGAAGAAGATCCTCGTTATCAATGGCAGGATCTGATGAATGAAATCTAATCACATTGCTCTTGAAATATTCAAGGAGTTCGCCTCTTTCTGTGACACACGTAAGTCACTTGAAGATTGGTGGAGAGCAAACCGAACAACACTAAAAACAATGGAGACTACCGACCTTGCAACGTACAAGGAGATCATCGGTGTATTTAAACAGAGATCTGACGAGATCAAAAAGGAGAGAGAGAATGACTGATACAAAATTAGAAAATAAATGGGTAAAAAGAATTGCTCCTATTTTACTTGGAGCCAAAGTAGTTCACCTACAATACCAAGAGAAGGGGGAGTATTGGGACAAACGACCATTAGAGATTCACCTGAGTAATGGTGTTGCATTATTCGCCATGAGGGATGATGAAGGCAACGATGGTGGAGCGTATGGCCTTGGGTATACTGATGAGGCTAAACCAAAAACTATTAAAGCAATTGAACAATTAGTAGGCGGCACTATTCCCGTCATGAGATAAAGGAGAGAGACTATGGGTTACACAAACTATTGGACACAACATAAAGATATTTCAAAACATAATTGGATTACAATACAGAGAGAGGTCGAGTACCTGAGAGAGTACATTGGTGATGGCTGCATCGAAGTATTTAAAAACGGATCAGACTTTATTTCTTTAAATGGCAGAGGTGATAATGCACATGAGCATTTTGTTATCCAAAGAACAAAATCAAAGGATGGTTTTAATTTTTGTAAGACAAACAGAAAGCCTTATGACCTTGCAGTATGGCATATGCTCACGTACATGAGCCACCTGCTTGGTAAAGACTTTGAGATTAGCAGAGACAGATAGGAGAAAAAAGGATGAGTAAAGACATAACTGAGAACATAGAAAAGTGGGTGGAAGAAAATTGTGCCTGCGGAATTTCCAAAGAAACAAACGAATGGTCAGAAAATGTATTTGATTTATCGGGTTGCACTTGTGAACCCGACATAAGTTAGGAGAATATTATGTCAGGATTACTACCTCTATCATATACACTTGTTAGAACTTTAATTGGTGATGATGGGTATTATAAAATAGACAGAGATGATGATGCAATAAGTGGTGGACCTCCTCTTAGTTCATATAAAAAAAGGAAAAGCCTAAAAGGTTTAAATCTTTTGCTTGATTTAGAAATAGCAACGATAAGGATATACAATTCTAAAAAGAAATATTTAGGCTTTATCCATTGGAACAATTGGAATGAGGGTGATGAAAGAGTAAGTGATTACAGCACCTATTTCGATGAACATTGGGGAAAGTTCGGAGCAACAGCAACGTCTGGCTTCGAATCAATTGGAGACTTGTGCCGTGACTGGCATGAGAAATGGAGAGAACTTTAACAAAGGAGGAACTATGAGTTTTAAAATATACTTTAGCCCTAAAGAAATTTCTATGGCAGAGCAGGCCGGGGCGTTTAGATCACAGCTTGCCCGTGCTTCGGGAGTTAAGAACCAACGTATTGATCCAGTTCGATCTGATGAAGAGATTGATATTGCTGGTATCAAAGCAGAGATGGCAGTTGCTAAACTATATCAGCTTGACCACGACCCCTACCATTTTGGGATAGACTCAGGCGTAGACTTGTGGTCAGGCGAGACATCCATTGATGTCAAGTCAACCTTCCACCCTAGAGGACACCTTGTTTTTAAATCACTTGATGCATTTAAAGCTGACATTGCTATGCTTTGCATTGTTCAAGACAACGTAGTCAAGGTTTCTGGTGGATGTGAGAGGCATTGGTTTATGGAGAATCATGTAAACCGAACCTTTTCTAAAGACAAGAAGGATGCATATCCTTCTTTAACACAAAGAGATCTCGAACCTGTTGATCAGATTTGGAATCTTCTTACTCATGCGAGATTATATTAGGAGGTAAAATGTGGATAATACCAAAGAATCTATACGGCATCTGTCCCTCTGTGCAGGATACGGAGGGATCGACCTTGGACTCAGACGAGTTCTGCCAGAGTGCCGAACAGTCGCTTATGTGGAGATCGAAGCCTTCGCTATCCAAAACTTGGTTGACAAGATTGAAGCGGAACGATTGGATCCAGCACCTGTATACACGGACGTTAAGTCATTCCCATTCAAAGAGTTTCGTGGATGCGTGGACATCTTATCAGGAGGATTCCCTTGCCAACCTTTCAGTCAGGCAGGTTCTCAAAGATCGACTGAAGACCCTCGGCATATCTTCCCCTACATCCTCGAAGGAATCAGAGAGTGCCGACCCTCAGTTGTCTTTCTTGAAAATGTCGAAGGAATCATCTCAAGCAAAACAAAAGACGGAGAATCCGTTCTCCAATATGTCCTCAGAAGCTTGGAAGAAGTGGGTTACTCAGCAACGGCAGGAGTATTCTCAGCGTCAGAAATTGGCGCACCACATCAGAGAAAGCGAGTCTTTATCCTGGGCTACTCCAAACACGATGGATCACATGGCAGAGAGATCTCCAGAAGCAATGGAAAGACAGTTCGCAACACACAGGAAGGGAAGGACACGACCTTCCAATCTACGGGAGCAAGTCAATTGGCCGACAGCACGGACATCAGATGGGGAGGGAGGTCCAATCGAAACGGAGCTATCGGATCAGGGATTCAGATCGAAGAGACACAAGTCGAATCAATGGTTCGGAGCCAAGCTTCGGGATGCAGTGGAAACCCTGGAGAGCTGGCCGACTCCCACAGTAGCGGAGGCAGACAAGATAGGTGGCAGAGCGAACTTCGGACAGAAGGGATTGAACAATCATCCTGCAATCAGGGGGGAGCCAGAGAGAGACAAGCTCCAGAAGGACAGGAAGGGCAGCACAAAGCAGTGGGCAACGCCAACGTCCAGAGATTGGAAAGGAAGTTACAAGCCAGAAAGCTTAATCAGAAAGGACGGGAGGAGCCGACTGGATGCACTACCTCAGATGGCAGAGTACGATCCCACCAGTGGCCGTCAAGACCAAACGAACCCCAATACGAATGGGAAGAACCCCGTGTCTTTGAGGCTCAACCCGAACTGGGTGGAGCAACTCATGGGTCTGCCATTGGGGTGGACTCAAATCAAAACCGAACAGACAGACTAAGATTACTTGGCAATGGCGTTGTACCAGGTGTTGCTGAGAAGGCGTTTACGGTACTGTTATCTAGATTAATTAACTAGGAGAGAGCAATGATAGAGAAACCAGAGACTCAAAGTTTAGTTGAGGTATACCTTATGAGTGTTTCCTCTGAGATAAATATACTCAGCAGGATAACTAAAGAAAATCCACAAGCACAAATTGTTTTATCTACAATGATAAAGGATGTGCGAAAACTAGAAGAACTTTTATCATGATGGATTTTGAAACAAAAGAAACAGCAGAAACTGCTTTAGATTTAGCTGGGCGTTTAAGCCAATCTCTTATTGAATTTATAGAAGGACAGCCCATAGATATACCTATTGAACATCACGACACAGTCAAGCTCTTTGCTTGTTTAGTATGTGCTTCGCTTTATCACAAAGTTATTGTAAAGGAGAAATTAAA